TCATAGGTGACATAGTCACGATAGATAACCCACTTAGCCTCTCGGATATCTCCGACACGGCATCCCGGGTCAACTAAAACTGTACGAATGTCGCAGGACTTAATCCATGGATGTGAAATAAGAACGTCATCCATGTAGATTTCGTAGTCATCTGAATCCGGTGTGTCAATCGGAGGAGTCTTAACACTTAGATTCAAATCTACTGGTGCTGCCTTACGACGAAAATTTTCAACGTGGTCCGTGTATTGAAGATAGCCCCACTTAAATATCGTGGTGCCAAACAGAGCCATCTGATCCAATCCCCGCTCTGTATTTTCTTCGAACTTCATGTCCCACAACTGTGCTGAGAACAACGCAGTCTTCGCACGAGTTACCGCTGGCTTTGTGCCCGGCCTCGGACGAAGCAAAAATGGCGGGTCCTCATAGAAGAGCCCTTCTAGCATCTTCGGAACGATTGTAGCAATGTGATTTGATAGCGTATACTTCGGAACACCTGAGGATGCTCCTACTCCGCCATCAAAAGCCCCGCTTCCCATTGGACTCTGTAACAACGTATCCGCTGTTGTCCACCATGAAGCCCACTGATTGATGTTGGCATAATTATCAGCCATTGACGCATCATCAAGAACCAGCTTTAGAGCAGCCTTGTCACTGTACTGGTAAACGCCTGTCTTCGGATCACGCTTCAAATCCTCAGACGTTATTTCGCCTGTGGGAGTCACGGCCAAAGCTTCAAGGGCTAACGCGGCTTGCTTATCTAGTGGTTCCATTATTTATTCTTCCACATGTTGAATTTCTTCAACAACCCGTCTAGGGGTCCGTCCTCGATCACTTCCTCTTCTGCCTTGCCCCACGGACGTGTACTGAATATTTCTCCCATCGGCATGCCAAATGTTCTTTGATAATTACCAGCTAGAGCAGCACGAACCTTCTGCTCGTGAGATATTTCCATTTCTCTGAGACGAGCCTCGTCTGCTTCCTTTATTTCTCGGGGCGTCATCTTGAACGTGCGGCACGGAACGTATCGGCACAAGTAAGATAGGGCATCTGGGATATCGTCCTTCCTTCCCATGTTCCCCTTAACTCCGGTAAACCGAACGAACTGAGTTATCGCCTCATCGTTCCAGGAATGATTCCTATCCTCCGAGAAAAACAATTGCTTGTTCAGTAGCAGAAGATACAAACCACGAATGCGATTCTTCTTTGCGTCGGGCTCGTTAGAAGGTGTCTCTAAGTAAAAGTTGAGGATGTGTCTTCCGTTCGTCCTCATAGAAATCATCTGGATATCATCGAACATTCGTTCGAGACCGCCAGTGTTCTCCATGATAGTTTGATACGGACGCCACAAGGTATCCATCTCGACTACCTTTTCAGCAACCTGCCTCTGAGTCAACTTCTCACAAACTACATCCATAACGATGAGAGCTTTCGTCCCTTCGTTATCAATTTCGATTACCTTTCCTACAACTCCGACGGTGTAATCTGAATTCCTGTTGGCCGTCTTCGCAGTGTCCCATGCCGCAACCATATAACCCGGCTTGTCAAACGCCTCGGCGTAATTGATGATAGCCGCACGAAGCTTGTCTGCGTCGAATCCCCAACCAGCCTTATCCAATGCGGGCTGATTAAGTTGCTGACATCTGAATACATCTTCTCCGCCGTCTTCATCGTCACTGAAGATAATCGCTTGACACTTAGAGAAAGGAAAGTACTCTGGATAAAGCAGCGTAACCATGTCTTCGGTTACTCGCTTCAAATCCTCTTTCTCGATGTCCTTATACTCAGGCTTAATCTCCCAAGTACCTTTAGAGAAAAATTTCAAATTAAACTTATCTGGGTTTCTCGTGTGCGCTGCAAGAGTCTTTCCGTAGTAATCATCTAAGAAATACCTAGTGCCGATGAAATCTGTCCAGCCCCAGGTGTTCGGAATATTTTTAGCTACTCCGATATCTTTAAATAAGGCTGTACGAGTCGCCTCGGTATTGCAATTCTTATTGCTGACAACGTCGTCACACTTGAAAATGTCGCAGTGCCTACCTGATCCAGTAGACGCAATTGCTAACGCTGCCACGCTCGGGTAAATCGAACTGTGACGACGTTGATGATGAAACAAAGGCGAACTGGATGCACCGTCATCCTCATTCCTAATAACATACTCAGGAAATAGAAGATGGAATGGCTTTGCTACCTCCGCATCACTAGGTAGATAGAAAAACTCTTTAACACCCATCATGAAGTCTGTGGCATGGTCTTCCTTCGCCGTCATAATCAAGATAGAAATGTCTGGACAATTTATCAACCACTGTGCGCAGTCAGACATGTTAATCGTGGACTTAAAGAAAAACCTAGGAAACAATAGAATCATTTCCCTAGCTTTATTCTCTGGTTTTATCGCCTCGTCCAAAACAGGCATGTATGCCCTTCGCTTTGGATTCCAACGTGTCGGAACGCGATCCTGCTTATTTATCGAAGTCTGATAATCTTCCTTGGCGTAACCTTCAAAATATACGTGGTCAAAATTTTTCTGCACAAACAGGTCACAAACCTGTCTATGTACGCGCTCTATCACAAGATTGTGATTAGGTAACACGTGTCGAGTAAGAAAGAATAAATCCTTTCGTGCCTGGTCGCGTGCTCGAAGCCAGTCGTGAAAATCTAGGTACCCGTCTTCGTGGAAGTTAGTATAGTGCTCGAACTTCCCTTCTTCGAAACTACCTATAGTCTTGCTCAAAAGACGACGTGCCTTATATGGCTTTAGACGAAGGGGTTCTTTTTTCTTTTCGGTCTTCCCTTTCTTTTCTTTCTTATCACCCTTTGTCTGCGGCTCGTCTTCCTCTTTCTTCTTATCCTCGGGTCTCTCTTCTTTGATAATGGCTTCGGTTATGCCGCTGTACCCGTAGAAGTAATCGAAGTACAATCTGAAAAGATCAACGTAGGACAAAACTTCAGACTTGTATCGGTAGCCACGGAACATCTTATCTGCCCGCTTGCATACCTTGAACCAGTACTGAATCTTGTCTTTCTCTGTACGAGTACGAACGAAACTATTGTCTTTCTTCGCTTGTCCTTCTAATGGCATTGTTCACCCTGACGGGCGATTGACGCCCTATTGATCGCTCAAGCCTGCGGCCTTCGCGTTGTCGATCTTACTCTTGATTGATGTTGCTTCCTCGGACGGGACTGGACTTCCAGTCGTTCCGATTCCGCCTTGATGCATTACTGGAGCCCCGTGTGACATGCCGCCGCCTCGTGCCTGATGCGCTTGCGTGTATGACGGTGCATGTCCTGGGCCAGACCAATCTGTAGCCTTCTTTAAAGTTGACTTAGCTGTTTCCAACATTCCCGGTACTGGACTTCCTGCTGACATAATGTCTCCTACTTCTGCACCGTAATATCGTTGTTGATTACGGTTTGCTGTACTGGCATATTACGAGTATGATAGTCATCCATCGCATCATGCGCAACTAAGATGCCTTGTATCGCAGTAATAGCTAAGGCAAAGTTGCCATCAAGTTTCCCGTGGAAAGCAAGTATGATGGCTGATGTTGCAAAGATAGCAGCCCAAAATTCACTGAGCCCACCAAAGAGTCCGTATATCGGCATCATGGTGCTGTTCAATAAAATTGAATGAGCCTTGTCCTTCCAACCCATTAGTGCTTAAAACCCTTCATCGTAGCAGCGAAATTCGCCATGTGTTGAATGTGTGAATTCCCTGAATTCTTTGCGTGCGCCAGCTTCTCAGCAGGAATCGGCTCGCCCTCGGGAACACCCAAGGCACGATGTAACCCGCCCTTGCGAAGATGATGTATCGCACGGTACAAACTTACGTTATGCTTCTTGTGTTCTTCGGCCATAATTACATCCCCGGCGATGCGTTTCCGCCTGCTGGAGGAATGCCGCCTGGTGCTGCTCCGCCCGGTGCTGGCATTGCTGCGCCCTCACCTGGATTTGGTTGACTCGTATTATTCATGACGTGATCTAGCATCCCGTCATGATCCCCTGCTGCACCTTTCACATCATGCTCACCAACGTGCTGAGGCATGCCGTGCTTGTGCTCGGTCTTTTCATGAACGTGATGAATAGTGTGACTTCCATCATCATGATGTTCGATGTGGGTGTGTGTAAACCCGTGACCTGCGTGCTTTTCTTTATCTGCCATTTCAAACTCCTAAGATTCTTTTCTAGCCTGATGTGCCATCGAATAAGATGGCTTACCGTTCTTTACGTGCTCCGGTAAGTTGTGCTTTCCTTTCGTGGCTTCATCAAACTCGTGCAGCTTCTCTTTACCTAATACTTCTGGATGAGCGTGCAAATAGCCCTGTTGTGCCTGCGAAACGAATGGCATATTATGCCTCAGTGATAGGTGAC